ATGCTCTTTTTAATACTGAGTCAAATGTTTAATTAATTGGCATTTTTATTTACTTTTTTGATTTTACTTAGTTTTTTAGTAAATATTTATTTGTTGATTAACTATTTTGTAACGTTATACTGTACGTCTATAAATAATAATTGACGTGCGAGTAAAAAAAGAACAGATTGGGAACATTCAAACATGGAGAGATAATGATTCTTAGCCCTAAACAGGCCAGAGAGATCGGTGAGGCGTTGATCGATGCGTCAGAAACCGTAAGTGAAGGCCAAAACGATCATAAGATTATAGTAGTTAAAGACTCAGCAATATCCATCCAATCTGATTTATTGGTAGATGATTGGGAAACAGTAGCAACGGTCAGTACACGTTAGTATATAATACAATTGACGTGCGAGTAGTTTGATTAAGGCCCTTTTGGGGCCTTTTTCTTTGGCTAGAGCTACCTTCCCCTTACTAGTAGGACTTAGAGGTTCTTTCCCCATACTGGTACGACTTAGCAATTAAAAAGCCCCCTGACGGGGAGGATGTCAGAGGGCTAGTAGGGAGGGCTAGGTAGAAATACTTATATGGAGCATTCCTAATTGTAAGTTTAAGTGATTCCACTATTAAATGCAAGTGTTATTATTTTTCTTGACTTTAGTTATGCCACCTAAGTATGCTGATGAATATTATAGGAGGGTAGGACGATGGTTAATAGGGTTAAATATTTACAAGAGGTGAAACAGAAAACGGGGCAAAGCAAGTGGGCATTTGCACCCCCTGAGTATTTAAAAGAACGGTTAGAGTGTAAGTTCGAGCTATATAATAGGCGTACAACAGCCGTGGATAGATGTCTGGAGATTGATCAGTTACATCAACAGTGGTTGAAGGACGATCAAATTGTAATCAGGGTTAGCTCTGCCACCGTTTTAGGTACGATTAACTATTACAAAAGCACCAATGAGTTCGTTAGGTTAGCTGCTAACAGCAAGAAGACATACGATCAGTTAGTAAGTTCACTAAAAGATGTACAGTTACGTTCTAAAAGCGGCCTATTTTTAGATATGTTGGCCTCTAACGTAACAGAGGATCATGCGGATAAATTACATGCTTTCCTGAGAGATAACATTTCAGATCACAGAGCAAGACACACAGTTAAATTCCTGAAACGTGTATGGAATGTTTGCGAAAAGAAAAAGAAGCTTAAAGGTAATCCTTGGAGACATTTGGAGTTAGATCAAGATCCGATTAGTGATGTAGTCTGGAAGGATAGCCAAGTAGATCGGTTTATCAGTACCGCAGACGATATGGGTTACCCTTCGATGGGAACACTGGCAATGCTCTGCTACGATCTGTGTCAAAGACCTGGGGATATGCGTCAGCTTACATGGGAACAGTTCGATGGCGAAAGCTTCGACTTCTATCAGGAAAAGACAGGCGTAAAGATAGAAATCGATGCAAGCCCACGTCTAATTAAACGGCTAGTGCCGCTACATAATAAATACGGTCAGCATGAAACCATTGTTCAATATGAAAAAACGAACAAGGGGTACGATAATCGAAAATATAACGAGATTGCTTCTAAAATAAGGAAGCAGTGTATGCTCCCTGAAAAGCTCAAGATGAAGTTTCTTCGGCACTCAGGGGCGACTGTTCTTGGCGAGAACGGGGCTACGGAAGATCAGATCTCCGCAGTTACAGGACACAAATCCAGACAAATGCTAAACATCTACGTCAAAAAGACTAAGCGTTTGGCTTCGTCTGCACAACAACTGAGGTTTAAGGAGAATGAACAATACCAATGAGGCAAGAAGGGCGTTTGAAAAAGAATTACAACGGCTGATTAACAAGCCACCAAGCGTCCTAACGGAAAGACTAATTGACTTAATACAGGCAATACAAACTGAACTTAGAAAGGAATGACCAATGGATATAGCGCAGTTACCTATCAAGCTACTGGCCCATTTAGAATACATCGGATTGCTACCAAGGCACATCGATGAAGATGGCATAGACAATATTGAAAGTGAAGAAATCGGAAAGAGCTTCTTTAGAAAGCCTAACTTTGATGCCAATGGCGAACCAGATTTTTAGGAGTTTGCTATGTTACCACCTTGCGAAAATTATGACGAATGCAGATCCTACGGGGTCTTCAAAGACGGGTATGAAGAAAAAGCTTTCTGCCCAAAATGTTACGCTCAACGAAAAGGAATAAATATCTTTGGAAACAAATCAAACTCTAAAACCGCAGTACCATCATCCATGTCGGCTGTTCGGAAAAGACTTCATAAACGCAGCGGAAGCCGCCAAGTATCACAAACTCAGCCACGGTTGGGTGGCGTACATGGTTCGTAATGGAATGAATAAGAATATTCCTTACAGTGAACGAAGGGGCAGAGGAAAACCTCGTAATGAACGTACAGAATAGACATCATATGCAAGAGGCTGCGAAAAGGAGTAAGGCCTCAGTTGAGACTAAGTTCTTCCAAGTGGGCCATGTAACTTTTGAGATCAATAACTCTGAAGAGCATGGCCTTACTTTCTCTCTAATAGCAGGGGAAGCTCTATCAGCTAAAGACCGCAAGCCACTATTTTCAGGCTTCGTGGATACAGGCATGGTTGAAGAGCTAAGAACACTTGCGTTGTACCTAAGAGAGTTACAACTGAGAGATAAGTTCGGTGGAATTTTAGACTAAAAAAAATACTATTTGACAAAAAAAAATCAAATAATATAAAATAAAATAAAATCTTGAGAAAATATTGTTTATTATCAAGGAGTTGGTTGCGGGGAGAGGATTTGAACCTCTGACCTTCAGGTTATAGCCAGATTCCTTATAAATCAATAGGTTAGCAGGTGTCGGTATTAGATAAGCCCATAACTTACTGGCGTTTTATAGTATTGACTAAGTGGCGTAACTATGTAGACTAGGCTAACTGCTCTCAAGATTCCATTATAACTTTGGGATCAAATCGATGCAGTACAAAAAGATAACAGATATAAGAGTTAAGGGTGCAGAAAAAGCCAAATCAGATAAGCTAAGAGCCTGTGGTGAATGTTGTAAGTTAATATGTCCAAAAGAAGATGTAACCATAGTTTGCTACACATATATTCCTAGTTTTTACATAGAAGGTGAAGAAGAAGACAGGGCAATGAGTTTTGAATTTTTATGCCCTGAGTGTGGGGAGAAGCATCTTGATATACCGTGAACAACTGCAGTTTGTCCAAACCCTAAATTTAACTGAGGGTGAAAAAAAGACAGTTGCTTGTCCTGCGTGTGGAAAGAGAAATAAGTTTACCGTGGACAAATATGACGGGGTACTAGTGTGGAACTGTTACTCTGCATCCTGTTCAGTAAAGGGGAGCTTTCGAGGCTCTAGAGAAATGGATGCATTGAAGAACTATATCGGTGGTTCTCCAACTCAACGAAAGCGGAAGGTCAATCGGATGCCCGACATAACCACCGCAGTAGAGAACTATCCACCTGCCCTCGAATACCTCGAAGCGGTCAATTCCCTTGAAGCTTACGAGCTAGGCTATATAAAGATCAGATATGCTCCAAGCTATAATAGAGTTCTTTTCTACACCCCTGATAACTTGGGGGCTGTGGGAAGGGCTTTAGATAAGCGCAAACCTAAGTGGTTTAGCTACGGGGATACCTCTAAGGGGATCGAAGTTGGCGAAGGAAGCCATGCAGTCCTTGTCGAGGATGTTCCTTCGGCATGTTCTGTCAGTCGCTTAGATGGGCATACAGGCTACGCTCTATTGGGCACAAATGTCACAGTGCCAGTTAAAAAAGCACTTAGTAAGTACAATAACGTAGCAATTGTTCTTGACAAAGATGCAAGTTCCAGGTCAGTGTTTATTAGTAGGCAGTGTTCAAACATTAGTTATGTGAGATTCACTGACAAAGATTTAAAATTGTTATCTGTAGTAGAGTTAAAGAAAGTACTGGTATAATAAGATGACTAAAAGAGTTATATACAATCACAAGAACGTAAACATCACACAGTATACTGGTTGGAGAAAAAGTTTTTTTAGAAATTATATTTCATTTAGGTGGTGGAATAAAAGATTGATCACTCTAACCTCTGTTGGTGCTATGTATCACAGTGCTAGTACAAGATTTTCACATTTAAAACGAAATATTTCACCTAGCGATTGGGTAGGTAACTTCGTTTGGGGTAGCCCCATTGTGGCGTTAGCACCCCCCAGAAAAACTGACGCAATGTTAAGTTTAAATATAGACACTTATGTGGACTATGTAGATAAGTAATTACGGAGTCGAAGCTACCCTTAGCACCGACTATAAACACAAGGAAAAGGTACAAATGAAAGCCAGAGCCATCATAGTAATAGATTACGTCATAGACGGGGGCTTTAAAGGAGCTGCTGAAGAACAAGAGAAATTAGAAGAAGCAATCACAGATATTGTAAAAGACAATAAGCGTGTGGTTTTTCATCAGATAGACATGAAAGAACGACGAGGTGATGTTCCTCCCGACATAACTAAGATGAAATTTAGAACTAACTGATTTTAAACAACAATTAAAAAAAGTAGCCCTAGTCGAAAGATTGGGGCTTTTTTTGTTACACTAAGTGCTTTACTATGCCACCTTATAATAAAATAATAATAGGGCGGTACTATGGAACAACAGCTAATAAAAACGCTGCTTAGTAATAGCACCTTCTTAGCGAATCAGGCGAACTTACGCAGGACACTATTCAGTGGTGAGTACGCATCAATATACGATAAGCTTAAAGAGGCGCATGAAAAGTATGCAAGAGATCTTACTCTAGATGAAATCTACAGCCTGTGGCTTACAGACAATCCTGTGGCTACTCCTGCGGAGATACATGAGTGCAGGGATGTAATAGATCAACTGAAGAGAGTTGAGGCGCTAGGTGAAGATGTTACTACAGATGTTATAACAAAGCTCTGGAGAGCCGATATTGGGCGTGAGATAGCCAACATTGGTATTAACATGGCCGAAGGAGACACAGGTGCGCTTTCAAGGCTACAGAGCCTTATCGAAAGTGTTGGGGATGGTTTTGTCGTTGATGACTTTGGCGAACCCACAACAGATAACATCTATGAACTTCTGGCTGAAACAAGCAACGAAAATAAATGTAAGTTTAATATCGAAACATTGAGCCGACACCTCTACGGCATTGGTGGCGGTGACTTCATGTTAGTCGCTGCCCGTCCTGAGACAGGTAAGTCTGCATTTGTAATTTCTTTGTGTGCATCACCTGGGGGCTTTTGTCATCAAGGATACAAAGTTGTCTACGTTGGGAACGAAGAGAAAACTACACGGACAAAGCTGAGAGCTATCCAAGCTTGTTCTGGCATGACCAGAGAGCAAATAGCTGAAGATCCTGATTTAGCCATGTCGATGTATACGGGCGTTAGAGACAATCTGATTATGCATGATGCCCAAGAATGGGATCTAGATAAGATCAGTGCGTACTGCGAAAGAGTGCAGCCGAATGTCCTGATACTTGATCAGGCAGACAAGATCCAAATATCTGGCAACTACAACGCAAGCCATGAGCGCATCAGGGAACTCTATCGATCTATCAGGGAACTCGCAAAGCGACATGACTGTGCCGTGATTGCCGTGAGCCAAGCTTCGGCTGAAGCAGAGGGCAAGCTGCGGATCGACTTCAGTATGCTCGAAGGATCTAAGACAGGCAAGGCCGCTGAGATCGATGTCTGTCTGGGCATTGGAAAACCATCAGGCGGTAATGATGATGAACCCAATACCACACGCCAATTATACATCAGCAAAAACAAACTAAGCGGATTTCACGGGAGTGTTATTTGCGAAATTCAACCAGAGGTAAGCAGATATGTTGAATGAGACAGACCTACAAGAATTTTACGAAGAGCAATTAAAAGAACAGCAAGAAAAGCTGCGGAGAGCAACGCAAGAAAAGGCTAAGTTATTTGAAGAGCAAATAGATCTTTTGCAGAAGCTTATCCGAAATCAAAATAAACTTTGGGGCATTGAATGAAAACACTAATACTGGACTTGGAAACGACCATACAAAGACTAAACGGAAAGATAGATAACTCACCCTTTAACCCTAAGAACAAATGCGTATCAGCCCACTTCTGTTGGCTTAGAGAGCCTGTACAGACACTGGTATTTCATCATAATGAAAAGGAAACACCTGACAGCCCTGTTACACTGAAGCAATCCCTAGAAGAAGCTAACATCTTAGTATGTCACAACGCTAAGTTTGATGTTCAGTGGCTTGTAGAAATGGGTTTTACCATACCTGAGACTGTGTACTGCACGATGATAGGTGAATACATCTTAGCCAAGGGGCAGAGACAGGAGCTATCTCTCAAAGCTACTGCAGAACGAAGGGATGTAACTAGGAAGAAGTCAGATTTAGTAGACGATCTATTTAAGTCTGGAACTGGCTTTGAAATGATGCCTCTGGAAACCGTTATTGAATATGCTGAAACTGATGTTAAATCTTGCCAGTGCATTTACTTAACGCAGCAAAAGGACTTCGCAAAGCCTGAAAACACAAGCATGGCTTATATAGTAACCCTGATGAACGAGATGCTTCTGTTTTTAGTAGAGCTTGAAAAAAACGGCATCAAAGTTGACTTAGAAAAGCTCGAAGAGATTAAGCAACAGTTTACTGAAGAGTATCAGGAAATATCAAAGCGTCTTGAAGAAATTGTAGAAGAGGTAATGGGAGATACTCCGATTAACTTAGCTTCGGGCGAGGATATGAATAAGGTGATCTACAGCCGCAGAGTTAAAGACAAGAACATACATAAGACCGTCTTTAACATCGGCCCTAACAAGTTTCCACCGTGGATGAAGAAAGCGGAGTTTACTAAAGCAGTTAGATCCACGACTGAGGTTATTCAGAAGACAGATGCAAAGGTCTGCCCTGACTGTAGAGGCAGTGGCAGGATCAGAAAGTTCAAAGTAAATGGAGAGCCATTTAAGAATACATCTCCATGTAAAACCTGTGACGCTAAAGGAGCTTTGTACATTCCCAACGGCAAGGTTGCAGGACTTAAAATGCTTCCTAAAGAGCCATCTGACGCAAGTGTTCACGGATTTAAAACAGATAAGGTTACAATCAAAAGATTAATCGATCAGGCTGCAGCCAAAGGCAACGACATTGCAGTTGAGTTCCTGACTAAACTCTCTCGCATGAATGCTCTATCAACTTACTTAGACAGTTTTATCGTTGGCTTTGAAACTTGGACACGTCCAGACGGTATTCTCCATACACAATTCAATCAGTGTATCACTTCGACAGGACGATTATCCAGTACCGCCCCAAATATGCAGAACGCCCCAAAAAGAGGCTTTCCTGTACGGAGCGCAGTTGTTAGCCGATTTAAAAACGGCACAATTACAGAGAGTGACTTCAGTGGGTTGGAGTTCGTCATGGCAGGGGAGCTATCCCGTGACCCACAGATCATTAAGGATGTCCTCGAAGGGAAAGACCTGCATAAGCAGACAGCCTCTATAATAAATGAATGTAAGACTACTGAGGTAACCAAAGATGCACGTCAGGCAGCAAAGGCGCATTCCTTCGCCCCGATTTATGGTGCGGTAGGGAATCAATATGAGGGGCATATAAAAAACTACTACACCCGTTTTTTTGACATCTACAAAGGTCTGGGAGCTTATCATAAAAAGCTCACTGATGGCGTGATGAAGGATGGGCATATCACTACATTCTCAGGCCGACAGTTTTACTGGCCTAATGAAACTAGACGCAGGAACGGACGTACAAAGCACTACACTCAGCAAGTGAACTATCCCGTACAATCAACAGCCACGGCTGACATTGTCCCTCTGTCCTGCATTCGAGCATTGCGAAAGTTTCGGGAGTTAAACCTCAAATCTAAGCTTGTTCTTACTGTCCATGACTCCATCGTTGTGGACACCCATCCTGACGAATTAGAACAGGTCAAAGAGGCTCTGACGTGGGCTATGGAAGGAGTAACGGAAGAGGCAACAGATCGATGGGGCTATGAATTTGCACTACCGTTGAAGATTGAGATCTCTGGTGGAAAAAATTGGATGGATCAAGTCGAATTTAGTTGACTAACGCCACCTAACTATGGCATACTATAAGTCCACTTAATAAAGATCGGGTAGTATATAAATGAATGATCTCACGACAATAGATCCTGCAGCGTTGCAGGAATTACAGGCAGAACTTGGAACAGAAATTAAAGGTGGTGGCAAAAGCTCCATCGTTAAAGTTCCAGAACTTAAAATTAATGCTAGAAGTAAGGATAAGGATACAAAAAAGCCAATTCCAGAGGGTAGTTTCTATCTTCATAATGCAGAGAAAACTGCATACGCAGAAAGCGTTACTTTCAGACCTCTTTGCTCTCACATTCAATATTTTCATTGGGAAGAAGTTGATGGGAAAAGAAAGCTAATTAACAAAAGCGTTCCAGTGATTAACAATAGTCAAGAGGCGAATGATCAACTAGGTGGGATTGCCTGTGGGATGCCCTCTTGGGAAGACCGCAAGCTGCTTGAACCTACAGAGCAAAAGCGTTGGCGAGATATGCAGCATCGGGTCACCAGAGGCTTAGTTACCTACACTGGGAAGACCGTGGACGGTGAAGAGGTTGTGTATGAGAACGAGCCAGTAATCATGTTTCACAAAAACTCTAACTACAGCGGCTTCTGGAATCAATATATGAAGCGTCTGCCCAGAGGTAAAAACCTCTATGAGTATGAGGCAACTTTAACATCTGAGTATCAAGAAAACGGCTCAGTGACTTGGTACACATTTAATTATGCTGTAGATTTGGGTAACCAAATTCCTCTAACCATGCCTGTCTACCAAACGATGGAAGTTTTCTTTAACTCCATTAAGGCTGAAAAAGCTGACATTATGGATTCCTACTTTAAGGCAATTAAAGAAGGGTCTGTCGATAATGCAGCTATGAAAGCACTAGGTGACAGCCTTGAAGAAGACTTCGAGGACGCTGCAGCTTAATGCTACAACAGCAACTAGAGATGACGTTGGACAAGCTGTCTAATGACGAATTTGATGGTCTAACCATTGATGAAGCATGGATTGAAGAAGCGGCTGAAGAATTTAAGGCCGCACTTCGCAAACAGCTAACTCCGCAAGAAAGAGATTTTCGGCTGCGGATGTCCAACGTTGGCAAGCCTTTGTGCCAATTGCAGCATGGAGCTATGGGTTCTGAAAAGAAACGCAAAGACTACAACTTCAAAATCCAAATGCTAATCGGTGACGCAGTAGAGTGTATCACCAACGTCATGCTGAAGATCGCAGGTGCAAACATTACAGGTGGTAAAAACCAAGTAGAATTAAAAATTGGTGAAACCGTTGTAAAAGGTGAGGATGATATTGAAATAGATCACAAGGTCTATGACGTAAAATCCTGCAGCCCGTGGGCTTTCGATAACAAGTGGGACAAGGGATACTCTGGCTTAAAGCAGAGTGATGACTTTGGCTATGTCGGTCAGCTTACGGGTTATGCCCAAGCCCAGAACAAAGAGCTTGGTGGTTGGATCGTAGTTAATAAATCCAACGGGCGTATTGCCGTGGTTGATGCGGAAGTCTCTGAAACTGAGAAACAGATGAACCTATTTAAAATGGAGCATAATGTTGATCAGGTCACTACGGGCGCACCTTTAGACCGTCAGTTTGCTCCAATTCCAGATACGTTTCGAGGAAAGCCAACAGGATTAAAAAGGTTAACTAAATCTTGTGAGTTCTGTGACTTTATAAAGCCATGTTACCCAAAAGCTAAGTACATGCCACACCCAAAGTCTGAAGCTAAAAACCCACCAATGTACTGGTTCATTGAGGATGATTAATGCCAATAAAAACCCAATCGGCTAAAGCCAAAGGGCGGCTACATCAACAATGGGTGAGGGACAAAATTCTAGCACTGTTTCCGAAGTTGGAATCGGATGATGTTAGATCCACTTCTATGGGTGCAGGGGGTGAGGATATTCAGTTATCTCCTGCAGCCCGTAAACTGTTTCCTTATTCTGTTGAGTGCAAGTCTCTGAAAGCTCTGAGCATCTATAAGATTATGCGTCAGGCCGAAGATAACTGCCCCACAAAAGCAGAGCCAGTAGCCATCGTAAAAGCCAACAGAGAAAAGCCTTTAGCAATTATCGATGCAGAACATTTTTTTAAAATGATTGGAAAAAACAAATGAGTGAAGACGATGTCCCAAAAGCATGTGGAATTTTTCTTATCCCATTGGACGGTGATAGTTTTACTATCAGACCCTTTAACAATTTACATGC